GAGAGGGATTCGGGGAATAATGAAGATTTAATCTCACCAACCCCTAACCCCGAACCACCAACCCCTGATAGCCGACCTTATTTTTTAGAGGAATATGAGCGCTATGAGTGGCACCTGGAGAACGGCTGCGCAGGGCCGGATGATGAAGCGTTCATGGCGTATTTTAAAAAAACAGAAGTATATGAAAATCTATACCAGAGAGAAAGTGAAAAGTGGAACGTGGAATGTGAAAAGTAACAACATGGCCTTCGACAGGCTCAGGCCGTGTCGTTGGCAAACCAACAACCCGGGGGAGGGTAACACATGAAAAAAGTATTTTGCACCACAACCAATGTAAAAAACTTCACCAGCGCGCTGCACCGCATCCAGAGCCGTCACGAAGGCATACCCGGCATGGCGCTTATCTACGGCGAGCCGGGCCTGGGCAAGACCCGCGCCGCGCTCTGGTGGATAAACCAGCAGAACAACGACGGCATATTCCTGCGCACAAAGAAGCTGATGAGCGGCCGCTGGCTGTTAGAGGAGCTGGTGGCTGAGCTGGGTGAGGCCCCGGCGCGCAAAACAAGCGACCTGTTCCGCCAGGCAATAGACCAGTTGCTCTCCCGGCCGCGCACGGTCTTTGTTGATGAGGTGGACTACCTCACCTACGACGCGCGCGTGATCGAGACCCTACGCGACGTGCACGACATTACCGGAGCGCCGGTGATCTTCATCGGCATGGGCGACGCGGACAAGCGCCTCGCCCGGTACCGGCACCTGTATGACCGGTTCTCGGAGATCGTTAAGTTCAGCGACTTGTCCCAGGCGGACATCCGCGCCATAGCCGAGCAGATCTGCGAGGTAAAAATTGAGGACGATGCGGTTGCCTGGATTCACGGACAGGGGGCCAAGTTCCGCCGCGTTGTGGTGCACTTGTACAAGGCCGAGGCGGTTGCCAGGGCAAACAATTTAAAGCAGGTGAGAGCCGCGGATTTGGCCGTTCGACACTTCGACAAGCTCAGTGCGCAAAGCGGGGAGGGCAGGCGATGAAAAAAAACCCCGGAAGACCACCGGACAGAACCTCCAAAATGTGGAAAATTATGCGCGGCCTGCTTACGTTCACCGTCGAGGACCTGGTCACGCTGACCGGCGCGACAATGAAATATGCGCAGAGCTACGTTGCCAAGCTGAAGCGCTGCGGCTATCTGCGCTATGAGGGCCGCACCACCAAGGTAAATCATTATAATTATGCCCGCTATCGCCTCATCAAAAACACCGGGCCGGCTGCCCCAACAATTGTTCACGGGCTGAAGGACGGGAACACCGGGGAGGTAAGCTATGTGGACTAAGCTGCTTAAAAAAATGGTGGATGAGCGCGGCCCGGTCCAGGTGGCAAAAGAGCTGGGCGTGTCCCGCGCCACCGTGGACCTGGTTAACCAGGGAAAGTATGCGGCTGACACCGGCCGCATCCAGAAGCGCGTGCTGGCAATCTACGGCTCTGGAGGCGATTACGTGCAGTGCCCGGTGCTGGAGACGATAAGCCCGGACACCTGCGCCACGAAGTTCCGCCTGGCAAAGCAGATCGGGATGAAGGCCGGGAACCCGGAAACGTTGAAGCTCTATAAAGCGTGTTTAAACTGCGATAAAAGGCATTAACCGCAAAGACGCGAAGGACGCGAGGGGAAAGGGAAATAAGGATGGCTATGATAAGAACTAAAAAATTTGTGTGTGATTCGTGCGGCGGCATTGAGTTTGAAATAACTATTGAGCCAATAAACAAGAAAAAAGAACTGACTCCGGACGAGGAAATGTGGCTGGCAGATTTGAGTTTTTGCCCGTCATGCGGCATGGACATTCAAGAGTAAAAGTAAAATGGCATCAGGATTAAATCTAATCAGAGCCCAGAAAATATTGACCAGCAAGTGGGTCACCGCAAAACAGCTTTCCCTGACCATCGAAATATCGCTGCGCCAGGCATACCGGCTGATTGATATTTTATCCGGGGAGTTCCCGGTGATCGAGCGGAACAGAAAACCCGGCTTGCAAGAATTTACAATTAAAACATGAGTTTCTGAGTTCCAGATGAATAGAAGCCAATTAGCAATAATTCACATAGCAAAAAAGCAGCTCGGCATGGATGAACCGACATACCGGCAGATGCTGAAAAACTGCGCCGGAGTGCGTTCGTCGAAGGCGCTGGATGAGGATGGGTATGCGGCGGTCCTGTCGCACCTCGAATCATGCGGCTTTAAATCCCTAACTAAACACTCAAAACTAAAAACTCAAAACTATTACCAAGCCTGGTCAAAATACGGCAATCGTCCGGGCATGGCCACGGTGGCCATGCTCGCGCTCATCGAGCACCTGTGGGACCAGTGCTCCTGGTACTGGAACAGCGGCGGGTTCGGCGACCGGCAGAAGGCGCAGCGAGGGTTTTTAAAGGGCCGGTTCAGCGTGGATGATTTAAAGTTCCTGAAATTCACTACCGCGTTCGCGGTGATAGCGGCGCTGAAGAGCGTCGCAACGAGGGGCCAAGGAACAGCAGACAACAACAAACAGCCACAGAATACACAGAAATAATTCCGTGAAAATCTGTGCCAATCTGTGGCCAGGGCGGGGTGAAAATGACCATATCACAAATCGAAAACGAGCTGCTGCGGATCTCCGCGCGGCAGATGCTTCTGGAATCAGCCCAGGACAGAATCGACGGAGAGCTTGAAAAGCTGCTCACCCGGAAGCAGCAGTTATTAAACCTTATGGCGCTGGTGAGCGCGGCGCGCGGCTTAAGGCTCACGCCCTTCGTCCGCGAAGGAGCGCAAACATGAGCGCCGAGCGCGCCTCCCCTGCGTCCCCCCTTGACAGGGGGGGGATTAACGGGGGGTTGATAGCGTGCGCGGTGGCCTGTGGCGCGGCAATGCTGTATGTCGCGCTGGTGGTGCTGCCGCAGTTTTTAGGGCTGCTGTACGTCAACCATTTTGCGAGGTGAGTTATGAGGCTGTCAAGCGCCACAGTTTGTCTTGATTGCGAGGAGATTTTTCAGGCCGGAAGAAACTTTAATGAACGCTGCCCGGAGTGCGGCAGCCGCACCCTGCAGCAGCTTAACCGCTGGGTAAACGAAAATCAGCCACAGAATACACCGAAAAACACAGAAACAAACAGTGAAAATCTGTGCCAATCTGTGGCCTATTAGGGGGTTTTTAAAATGGATTTATCAACAATTGAAAAACTCACCAAGGACTACTCCGATGAGCGGCGCAAGCTGGCCGAGCTGGTCGGCATCATGGAGAACGAGGTCGCCGCGATCAAGCGCCGCTACATCAGAAATATCCGGGCGCACGTTGACAAGGCGGCCGGTCACTACGAGACCCTGAAAGCCGCCGTGGAAGAGGCCCCGGAGCTTTTTGTTAAGCCGCGCACCGTAATCTTTCACGGTGTTAAGGTTGGCTATCAGAAGGGCAAGGGCGGCATAGCCTGGGACGATGATGAGCAGGTGATCAAGCTGATCAAGAAGCACTTTCCGGAACAGGCTGAGGTGCTTATAAAAACCGTGGAAACTCCGGTTAAAAAGGCGCTCGACAATCTCGCGGCGGCAGATATCAAGAAGCTCGGCATCACGGTTAAAGATGACGGCGACCAGATCGTGATCAAGGGCATGGACTCTGAGATTGACAAGCTGGTGGATGCGCTGCTGCGGGATGGCGAGGCAACAGGCACTGAGGCATAAGGCACTAAGTTAAAAGCCACAGAAATCACAGAAGAACACAGAAATAATTCCGTGAAAATCTGTGTAAATCCGTGGCCAAAAAAAATACGGAGGCGGTCCAATGGATTCGAAAATAACCTTTTACTTTAAACGAACCATCAACTACTCGGACGATCAGATTGCCTGCTGCGCGACTGAATTCGCGGTAGCCGGCGATCCGCAGTCCCTGCCGCGCTTTGCGGCGCTTGCCCCGCGCGTTAAGGTTCTGGCATATCGAGACGTGCGCACCACGCGCGAGAAAGACATGCTTTGGATGGACTGGCTGGAGCTGCAGCGGTATATCGTGCGCTCCGAAACCGGGGACATGATTTTGGACAATGCCTACCCGTATCTGTATCTGCTGGATTTGACATGCCCGGCTTGCCAGAACCTGATTGCCCACGAAACAAGCAAGCGGCTGCCGGAATACGCGGGCATCTATCTGGACGAGGCGGCAAGCTATGCCTACCCTAACAGGTACTCAGCTACCTTGCCGCAATCAATCCTCTCCGGATGGCGGCAGGGCATGAGCGATGCACTGCGCAAGATCAAGCAGTTAGCCCCGCCTGATAAGGTGGTTGTCGGGAATGTGGGCAATTTGATGCGCACGCTGGCCTCGTGCCGGCAGCTCGATTATGCGCATGACGAATCCACTATGGGCACGCTGTATGACTGCAAATAACTCATCACACACAACTCGTCGCTCATCACTCAGCGGCCAGTTGGCGATTGATTTTGAAAGCCAGACAGCCCGCTCCACGGGCCTCCTGGAGGACGCGGAAAGGCGCTTACTGTCACACATCTGCGAGGGCCGGGAGAATGCGATCTCGGTCAGCCGGCTCATGGATCTGTGCGGCATGAGCGATGTCATGGTCCGCCAGACCGTAAAACACCTGGTCGAGGAACACTGCTGCC